GCTTATCTATAAATTTAGAAAAAGGCGTTTACAACTGTCACAATTGTGGCTGGAGTGGGAATGTGAAGTTTAAAGAAAAAAAAGAATTTGTAAAACCTCCAAAAGCTGTTATAGATTTATCGGATCGAACACTTTCCTGGTTTCATAAAAGAGGCATTACTGAGGCAACTTTAAGCCATTGGAAAGTAGGCGAGTCTATAGAGTATTTTCCTCAAGTTCAGAAAAAACGTAAAGCAATCAATTTTAATTACTACAGGGAGAGCGAACTCATTAACTGTAAATTCAGAGATGCCGAGAAGAATTTTAAAATGGTGTCTGGAGCAGAGCTTATATTCTATGGTTTAGATAATATTAAAACTATGGAAACCATTTACATAGTTGAAGGCGAAATGGATGCTTTGTCTCTGCACGAGGCTGGAGTTTATTCTGTTTGCTCTGTACCTAATGGAGCATCTAAAGGCAATCAAAGACTGGATTATTTAGATAACTGCTGGGAATTTTTTAAAGACAAAAAAGAGATAGTTCTCTGCACCGACAATGATCAGCCTGGATTAGCATTAAGAAATGAACTCGCCAGGAGGTTCGGACAGTATCGTTGTAAGTATGTCGAATTTGGCGATTTTAAGGATGCTAATGAGGTTTTAACTGAAAAAGGTGCTGAGGTGCTAAGGAATATTTTAAAGACCGCAAAACACTTTCCTTTAGATGGAGTCGTAAATATTGATGATATTTGGAAAGACGTTTTAAATTATAACGATTATGGAATTAAAAATTTCAGTATTGGTTTGGGTGATAGTGATGATTACTATAAAGTTGATTTTGAAGGGAGCTGGACTGTAGTTACAGGGATTCCAAACTCTGGTAAATCAGACGTAGTGGATCAAATTGCCTGTAATATGGCTGTAAAATTTGGACATAGGACTGCTTTTTTTGCTCCAGAGTCGTTTCCCTATGAAGGTCATATAAAACGCCTGGCTAATAAACTCAATGAGAGAAACTGCTCTAATGATGATCTAAATAAAACTAAAAACTTTATTGAGGAGCATTTCTTTTTTATAAAGATTGACCTGGATAATTTAACCTTGGATGGGATACTAGATGCTTTTAGAGATTTAGTATTTCAAAAAGGCGTTAATTTATTAGTGATAGATCCCTGGAATATGCTAGACCATTCAGCACAAAGAGATCATAGTTACGTGGGGCAAATGTTATCTAAAATAACCCAGTTTTGTCAGCAAACAAAAACACATTTATTCCTGGTTGCACACCCTAGAAAAATGGAGTCTAATGAGAGGGGTAACTACAAAGTTCCAACGCCTTATGATATTTCTGGATCCAGTGACTTTTTCAATAAGGCTTTTAATTGTGTTACTGTATTTAGAAGTCTAGGCGAGATGACACAATACAAATCGGATGCTGTACAGATACACGTTCAAAAAGTAAAGCGCAAAGAAAATGGTCAACAAGGCAGTTTTACAGTTGCTCCAGATTTCAAGTCTGGGGGTATTTATAAGCCTATAGATGAGAAAAAACAAAGATTTACAGTAGTTAAAGATCAAATACCTTTTTAGTTATGGCAGATATCAAAATAACAAACGAAGATAATATGGAATTAATGGCAAGGTATGAGGATAATCACTTTGACTTAGCTATTGTAGACCCTCCTTATGGTATAGGAATTAAAAGTTGTGTAGTTGAAAAACAACAAATAAGAAAAAAGAAACGAAAAATTAACACAAATAAACAAATAAGAAAAAAGAATAAACTTAAAGAATGGGATAAATCAATCCCATCAAAAAAATATTTTGAAGAACTTCAAAGGGTTTCAAAAAATCAAATCATTTGGGGTGGAAATTATTTCACAAAATATTTAAAGCCAACAAAATCTTGGGTATTTTGGTATAAAGGGCAACAAGGCTTAACAATGTCAGATGGAGAACTGGCGTGGTCAAGTCATAAAAAAGTTACACGAATGGTAGAATTTCATAGATGTAATATATGGAATGAAAATCCAATACACCCAACGCAAAAGCCTGTAAAACTATATGAGTGGTTACTTATGAACTACGCTAAAGAAAGAAATAATATACTTGATACTCATTTAGGTTCAGGAAGTATTGCTTTGGCTTGTCATAATTTAGGATTTGATTTAACAGCGTGTGAATTAGACAAAGATTATTTTGATGCAGCTATAAAAAGACTAGATGATCATCGATCACAATTAAGAATGTTTTAAAATGCCAAAAAAACAACAATATAAACAGCCAGTAGTTAATACAGAGGAAAAGCATTACAGGGCTTTTAAGTGGTGTGATGACAATGGAGTAAGAATATATCCAAAGCCCAGGAATGGAAAGTTTATTTTAGTCTATGTAGTCAATGACCAGGCGCATACTACTAACAAACTACACGATCCTAAAGACTATCAACAAGCTGTCTGGGATTTTTACGTATTTTTGTATAATAAATTAAACAATGACTGAAATTCAAATTTATCCTTTGATGGGAATAGTTTTCGGAGTTGAGTATTTAAACTCATTCGAGGATAATACAATGAAAAGCATTGATATATATCTTTTTATTATTGGAGTCAGTTTTAGATGGGGATAAAAAATATGGCATACGATACTAAAGAACTTGAGAAAAAATCACTGGCTGCAATAAGTAAGCATAAACTAATGTTTATGGAGCATATAGTGGCGTTTTTGCCTTGTTCTAAGGAGACTTTTTACAATCATAAGCTACACGAATCTGACGCCATAAAAAAGGCAGTAGAGGAAATGAGAGTATCTAAAAAAACTAAGATGCTTTCTAACTGGATTGATTCAGAAACTCCTAGCCTGCAAATAGCAGCTATGAAAATGATATCTGAAGAACACGAGGCTCATAGATTGAATGGGACCAGACAAGAAATAAAACAAACAGGGGGATTAACATCTAGGGTTATTGAGTGGATCCCAGCGGATCGCAAAGATGATACAGAAAATAAATAGACAATTTTACGATTTAAAAAATTCTAATGCTAGGCTCAGAGTTCACCAGGGCGGAACTAGAAGCGGCAAAACGTATGCAATATGCCAGTATCTTATATGGCTACTTACCTCATCTAAAGAGCCTTTAGTAATATCAATAGTAAGAAAAACACTACCAGCACTCAAAGGATCTGTACAAAGGGACTTTCTGGAGATTGCTGAGTCTGTAGGTATGTTTGAGGATGGCGCTGTACTAAACAAAGTCGAGGGACATTTTACCTATAGTAATCATTTAGTAGAGTTCCTGTCAGTAGATGCGCCGCAGAAAATCAGAGGTCGTAAAAGAAACATAGCATTTTTAAACGAGGCTAATGAATTAGACCAGGAGGATTTTCGCCAAATTAATATGAGATGTACTGATTATATTATCCTGGATTTTAACCCTAGTGATCCTGTGCACTGGATATATGATGAAATAATTCCTAGAGATGACTGCGACACCTGGATAACAACGTACCAGGATAATAAATTCCTATCCTCAGATCTAGTATTTGAGATAGAGCGAATGAAAGAGCGTGATCCAGATTACTGGAGAGTTTTTGGAGAGGGTCAAAAGGCAGTATTCTCAGCACGCCAGATATTTAGTAACTGGACATTTATACCTTATAGCGACTTTCCAGAGTTTGATAGGGATACTGAGGGCGTGATAGGACTCGATTTTGGCTACACAAATGATCCTACAGCGGCATCGTATATAGTACGCAAAGGAGACACCATTTACATTCACGAGCTAATTTATAAGACAGGACTTACAAACAGCGACATAGTAGAGGAGCTTAAAAGATTAGGATATGATCAAACACTTACTTTCTACGATGCTGCCGAGCCTAAGTCTGGTGAGGAAATGAAACGCCTGGGAATGTACGTTAAACCAGCTGTAAAAGGTACAGGATCAATTAACGCTGGAATATCACTGCTAAAGGAATTTAACATAGTAGTAAGCCAGGAATCAAAAAACATAATAAAAGAATATCACAATTACTACTGGACAGAATTAAAGGATGGCACTATAATAAATAAGCCAATGGATCGCTTTAATCACCAGATGGACTGCATTAGATATGGCGTTTATTCGCAATATGGTAAACGAACCAATTTCTTTGTAATATAATTACTATTTTTGTATAATTAAAAATTTTCGTATTGGATGGCTAGTTTCTTAGATAGATTCAAAAACATTGTTTCTAAAAGCGCACAAAAAACTCATATAGATTTCAACAAAGCAATCTATAATTATTTAGGTGATACTCTGGTATGGAATCCAGAGAACGATGATACTTACATCGACAAGGGCTATCGATACAACGCCACAATCTATTCTATTATAAATTTGATTACTAAGTCAGCGACAAACATTCCTTTCCAGGTCTATGAGGTGCAAAAATCAAATGATCTAAAAAGATACAAGGCGCTCACCTCTGGAGACTTTAACTCAAACACTATTCTACAAGCTAAGATGCTACAGAAAAAGGCACTAGTAGAGCTAGAGGATACTGAGCTGCATCAATTACTAGATAGACCAAACCCAGCACAAGGATATAATGCCTGGATTCAAGAGATCATAGCCTTTGGAAAACTTACAGGAAACCGATACATCTATGGTATTGGACCAGATACAGGAGCTGGAGTTGGAAGATTTAAAGAACTTTATGTATTGCCATCTCAAAAAGTAGAGATTAACTCTGGCGGTATTATGGAGCCAGTAAAAGAATATACGCTATCCTACAATGGAAC